ATAGATGTCCGGATTGCTCGCTGATGTCGCGAAGTTTGCGATCGCGCGCAGGTTCACCATCCGCGGAATCTCCGGCCTTCGGTCTTGCGGCGCTCACGCGCGGTACGGGCGGAAAGTTTTGGCGTAAGGATTTTCATGCTGTCGACAGCGCCGTCCTTGGTGCCGTCGATCAGGATGAGCTGCGCATTGTGCTGGAATATTCCCTTGGCCAGGTTCAAATCCAGCTGCGGCTCTTTCGGATCAAGATAGGGCTTCAGCTGCTCGCCACGTTCGGCGCGCGCCAGGTTTTCCGCCTCTATCTTGTCGTTGAATTCAATGATCTGGGAAACGATGGAATAGGCCAGCGTCGGCAGCGCCGCGTAGCATATTGCCCTTCGCGTGAGTGGGCCGAGATCTTCAAGAGCCGCCAGCTCGAGCTCTGTGAGAACAGCGCCGCGATGGGACGCCGGCGCTGCAATTCCGTTGCTTCCTCTTCTGACCAACATCGCCATCCTCCTCGCGAGGCCCGTTTTCTTACACGAGCTCTCGCGAGAAGGCGATGCTCTTATGAGATGCGATAGAGGGTCCACGCACCGGTTCCGGTCTTCCTCGCCCGGAAGCGACCAGACACGTTCTGCGCGATCGTCAGCACGCCGACCGTGGTCCAGCTGTTGGGCACCACGGTGATGGTATTGGCGCCGCCCGACGTGTTGATGATCGAGAAATCGAACGAGTCGTTGTTGGCCGCATCCGGAATGGCAGTGTCCATGGCCGACTGAAGCGGCAGCGTCAAATTGATCGCACCGCTGGGAGTGGACTGGATAATTCCAGCGAGCAGCTGGGCTGCGGACAGCGTAGCGGCCGTGTCCTGGGTGGCCTGCGCCCCCTGCGCGCGCAAACCGACGCCGAGCTGGCGAACCGAACCCGCTACGCCAGAACCATTCGGGGCACCGCCCTGGATGATGACGGAGCCGCCATTGGCGTTTCCGCCAGATCCAGCGCCGCCGGTGAGGCTTGCAACTCCACCGGTACCGCTCGTGGCGCCACCAGCACCGCCGACCAGACCGACAGCGCCGCCGGCCCCCGTGGCACCGCCGACCCCACCGGTGACTTGGGCAGCTCCGCCGGCCGCGGAACCTTGACCAGCACCACCGGTTACGGCCGCGGCACCACCGGCCGCGTTGCCCGCAGTACCGGCACCGCCGACGAGCGATGCGGCGCCGCCAGCTCCGGATGTCGATCCACCAGCGCCGCCGGTCACGCTCGCGGCACCGCCGATCCCGGTCGCGCCAGGCACGCCGCCAAGCAGGGAAGCCGCACCACCAGCATTAGCCGACGTCGACGACGTGCCGCCCTTCGCCTGAATGGAGCCGCCCTGCGCGGCCGCAAGGCCTTGGAAGAGGCATGGCGTTGCGGTGCACCCGCTGCCTTGGGTGTTGACGGAAGTGAACGTGCCGGCGCGCGGCGTCGTCGCGCCGATGATCATGTTGTCGATCGAGCCCGCCGCACCAGTCGCGCGATTGGGCGGAAGAAACGGAAACGGGATCTGCCCGTTACGATCGGTCAGGAAAATGGTGTTCGCGGGCTGCGAGCGCGCCGGCAACATGAGGACAGCCAGCACCGCCGCGATCAGCAGCACCGCCAGCACAATATCGAAAATCCGATGACGCAAGAACGTGCCCGGGTGAAGTCGGGGAACGTCCATCTTGTTGAATGACGAAAACATGAGGCTCTCCTGCTCTCTACGGTTTGGGTGGTTTGGCGGCTTTGGCGATCGACGCATATTTGGCTGCGCCGGCAGTGGAAGGTGACGTGGTGATTGCGCCAACGGTGCCGTAGCGCACTTCCCAGGCGATGGCGTTTATCGTGTCCCCGTGCTCTATCAGAGGTTTGTCGAAACCCTTCTTCGCGATCGTCGACGCCGCAAGCGGCGGTGACCACAGATCAAGATAGGATTCTTTCAGCTGGCCCTTGATGGCCTCGCCTGTGCGTTCGAGCGTCAGCCGCAAATCGTAGTTTGTCGCCTTCAGCTGGTAGGCGATTCCTTGCGGCCACTCGCCGGCCTTTGCCGCGATCATGTTCCGAAAAGCCGGCCGCGGCGGCATCTTATCAGTACCGAATTCAAGCCGGAACGCGCGCAGCGCCAGGGAATCGCCGTTCGGCGCCGTCGCTCCCTCCAGAAACCCGACCCGAAGCGTCCCGGGTTCCTTCAGCTTGGCCGCCATCTGGGCGAGCGCCTGGTGCAGCTTCTTGCCGCCCTTGATCTCGGCCATATGTGATCCCCGGTCACAAACAAACCCGGAACTCTCGATTTGTTCCGCTTCAGAAGCCAGGTGGCAGCCAAATGGCGGGTGCATAGCCCGCCAAATGGCTGTTTCCCGGGCTTTATGAGGCTGCCTGTGAGTTTTCCTCGGCCGGCGCACCCTTCGGCGGCACCGCCGTGGGGTCGATATCCACGCCGTCGCTAGCGTTCGGGTCTTCACCGGGAGCGTCCGGCTTTTCGGTGGAACCGTCGACCGTGTCCCCCAGCGACAGCAGCACCTGCAGGGCCTCCCGGTTCCCGGCCAGCCAGTCGAGCAGGTCGACCACACTCGGGTCGGCCAGGCGCTCGATCGCCGCCAGCTGCTCGGGCTTCAACTTGGGCAGCTCGTCGAAAGAGATCTGCACCCGGGCAACCGACTCGCCGAGATCGTCGACGCGCTTGCGCAAGTCATCGAGCGACGTAGTGTCCATATTGTCGAAGGCGTTGAGCGCCGACTCGAGTCGGGCGAGCAATCCGCCGTCGAATAGCCGCTCGAGGCGTACCTTGAACGCATCGAGCAATTTCAATCTGGCATCCAAATCCATTCGTCTCCTCCTACTGGTTTGTGGCGCCTGCCTATCAGGCGCCGGGCTTTTCCTTCTCGTCGCCGGGCTTTTCCTTCTCGTCGGCCTGCGCCGGCGCCTCTTCAACGATGGTGTCGACCCCGGGCTCACCGACGATCTGGCTGGTGTCCTTCGGCCGCGCGATCGTCACGATGCCGCTTTCGAGAATGCCAGGATTCTGCGTAGCCCACCGGCGCGCAAAATCCTCGTCGACCTTGTTGACACCGGACTTCAAGACGACGTCCGGCAAACCTTCCAGCTTCAGGCGCAGACCACTCTTCGGCCTGCAGATTACATTGACCGTGCTCATCGTGTCCTTCTCCCAGGAAAATAGCCGAAGCCTCCGCCGGTCACGCCATTATCAATTCCGGTTCCGAAACGTGTCGGACCCGGAAGATAACGCGCGCGCCGAAAGGCGGCCGTGGCTTGCCAAAAACTCGCCCCGTAAGGCGTCTGCAGAAACCACGCACTATTCGGTTCGGATGGATATTCCGTCGAAACCGATACTGAGCCTTCGCTCGCGCTCGACACTCGGCCGACCAGGCCAGGCGCGCCGGCGCTTCCAGTGCGAGCGCCGTCACCATTCGGACCGAAAGACACCTGCAGCAGGTGAGCCGTCAGCATGAACATCAGCGTGGTCTGCAACGCAACCGTCGGAACAGGGCTGGTGCCATCGTTGCGCAGATAGATCGTGGCGACGTCGAACTGCGCCTGAAGCGTCCCGGACGCTATGCCGGTGAAATTGGGATATGCAGTGAGGAATGCTGTCTCATCCCAAACCGCGATCGGCCCGCTTTCACCAGCGCATATGACCGGGAAGTACGACATGGCTGCGATTCCTACTTCTTCGGCCGCGGCGTTTCGTCGTCGATCTCCACGTCACCGACATTCTGATTGTTGGTCGTCATGACGCGCGGATCCTTATCCTGCGCCAGCGGCTCGAGCCCGGTTCGCATGTCACCGCGCTCCCGCGCGTAGGACATGGCTTCCGCTTCCGTATCGAAGCCGGCAATCAATCCCTTCTGGACGATGTCGAGCCCGGGATTCTGCTCAACCCATTTGCGCCAGAAATCAGCCGGCACATCGCGGGTGATCGACCATCCATCGATAATCGGATAGGCCGGAATGAGGCCAAAGCCAAGCACCGCGGGCCTGATGCGTACCTTCTCCGGCATTCGCATCGGCAGGCGCTGCGTTCGGGTGCCGCCGCCCATGACCTGCACTTGCTGGTCGACGAAGCTGAAGAGCTGCAAGTAGATACCGCGCGGCAATTTGCTGACCACAAAAACGGTCGACTGCGCCGCGCCGGCAACTTCGGCCGATTTGTCGATCGTTGGCGCCGCCACGGGCGCGGCGGCAGAGGAAGCTTCGGGAGTGGAAGGAGTCGCGGCTGCCTTCCGTGCGGCTTTCGCTGCAGCGGCGGCTTTCTGTGCCTTGTTCGCCATGTTCGGTGCCTCTCATTTAAGAGCTGGAAAGTGGGGTTTGAAAAAATCCCCGGAGCAACGCGGGCGCGAAGCTCCGGGGCAGGAGGGGTTTGAACCCGGCGGAGCCGCCGGCGTCGTTCTTGTATCAGATGCCGATCATGCTGGCGATGGCAAAAGGCTGGCGAATGACGGCGCCGAGAGTGCCGCCCACCATCTTCTGCTTGTAGCTCGACATGTCCGGGATCAGGCGGCCGGCGCGCATCTTCAGATTATAGGCGACGTAGCCGGTCTTCTGCTTGCGAACGTCGGTGCAGATCATCTGCGCGAAGTTGCCGCCGACCACGCCTTGCGGGTTGGTGGCGGACTCCTCGCCGTACTGGACCGCCGAAACGATCTTCAGGTTCGGCAGGTTCTTCTTGATGAGATCCGACACGTTGACGTCGAAGCTGTTCGTCGCGGTGATCGCGAACTCGGACTGCGGCGACAACGCCAGAACGAAGTTGGACTTCAGGTTGATGTTACCACCCGACTGATTGATCAGCTGGATGATCATCGACTGAATGTCGAGATAGATTTCGTTCGGGGTTGCGGTGATGACGTTGTTCGTCACCCACTTGTTGTTGCCGTAGGCCTTCGGCGAAGGCGTGAGCGCCGCCGTCAGGTTCGGGTCATTCAGAATGCCGTAGTTCTGCAGGCCGGAGATCCCGAAGAAGTACGACGTGTTCTGATACTGGTTGATGACCCAGGCCGCCGCAGCATTCAGCTCATTCAACCAGTTGATCTTCGCAGCGCCGGCGACATCGAGCTCACGATCGCCGTACTGGATGATGGTCTGGAAGAGGAACGGCTGTCGGCTCGGGAAGTTGGTGTTCGCATTCACCGAACCGTTGTTGCTGTAGTCGCCATAGGCCGACGTCTCGCCCGTGTGCTCGATCGTCGGGAACATGACGCTGTTGAGCGTCCAATCGCCCTTCTGGACTTCATCGAAGATCGACGTCGCCTCGAGTGGCGAGAAGAGAACTTCGTAGACTTCCGGGTCGATCATGGTCGTGAGCCAAACCGGAATACCGGTGTTGGCTACGGTGGTGATGCCGGGGTTGGCATCCATGGCCAGGCGCAGGCCTTCGAGACCGTCGAACGCCATCTCCACGTTCTCGCCCCAGCCGGCAGGGATGTAGGACTGCACGTTGGGGAATGATACGCCCATGGAGTGGAAGCGGCGAGCATCGCTCGCAAACTTCGCGCGGGCTTCTTGCAGATTCATGAGAGTGCCTCTCTGTCTAGGAAAGAAAAAAGGCGCTCCCGCAGGGGATGCGCCCGGGTTTCGAGTTGAACTACGATTTGAGGATGGACCGCCTCTGCGGGGCCGAAGCCCCGCTCTATCACTTCACGCGAGCGATCTTCACCAGCGCGCCGACAGCACCGGCACTCTTGCAGTACCAGTCGGTCTCGATCGAGTCCTGAGACGTGATCGTGGTCGAGCCGACAACGGTGTTGTTGTCGACCGCATAGGTGCCGGCCGCGCCAGGCGAACCGGTGATCTGCTGCGAAATGACCGTGCCGGCGACAACACCGGAACCGGTGATGACTTCGCCGACGTTGTATTCGCCGGTGACGGTGCCGGCCGTCATGATGCCGTAGGTGCCGGAAATGGTCGTGCCGGCCGCAACGCTCTGGTTGGGGATCGACACGGCATACCGACCGACACCGCCCAGGTCCTCGCCCGACTCGAGCGGCAGGAGCTGCTCGACCACCTTCGTCCCCGACGCAACGCCGGAGCCGGAGAGCGTGGTGCCCGGGCGCACGACGCCGGAGTTGACCGTGTCGACATACAGCACGTTGTCGACAATCGAGCCATCCACGGACGACGTCGCCGCAGCGATCGACGCGGTGGAAGAGCCGCCCGACGGCGTGGAGCCCGCGGCCGCGAACATCACGGCGCCGTCCTTGTATCGCGCGAAGGCCTTCATGCCGGGAAGAGCTTGCGCCGAAGCGTTGGCGTTCTCTACCCACATTCCCACGATCGAAAAGAGCTCGATCTGGAATCCCTTCTGCAGATACTCCACCGCAGTTGCCAGGTAGGCCGTGATGAGGCCCTGCTGGCTGCGGTGCACGAGGCCGGCCGGCGCGCCGGAACCGAACGTGTTGACGCGGGCCGGAGCGCCGTCGCTGTCGATGTTGGCATAGTCGAGCCAGCCGAAGCGGCCGACAACCGCGCCGTCGACCACAACGTCATCGATGACGCCGTAGCCGGCCACGAGTGCGCCAGCTCCCGCATCGACAGTGGAACGCGGATTTGCGTCGCAGAAATCGCCGGCGACGGCGGGCGCCTGATAGGCTTGAACCTGTGACGGAAAGTCACCCATTTCAGTCTTCCTTCAAGTTGTGTTGGGAGAGGGGAGTGCGCTTCATTTTTCAGACCGACTTATCGACCGGAAAACTGAAGCGCGGTTTTGCCCCTCCCCCGTTTCGGGAGAGGGTTTTTCGATGCGCGCGGCGATCAGCCGGCGCGGCGAACACGGGCGGCGTTGGGGAAACGCTTGGTGAAATCGTCCCCACCGTCTTCGGAAGCAGCGTCCTGCGCCAGCTGCTGTTGCTTGCGGCCGGCGCGCGGCACAAGAGCCCACGCGGTCTTCAGGGCAAAGAGATCCTTGATCTTGGCCGCGCTCTTGTTGCCGACCATCTCAAAGGCCTTCTGATAGACGCCCTCGGCCGAGTCGAACGCCATGCCGATCTCGCCGACCACGCCCTTGACGTCGGCCTGCGCCTCCTGGATCGCCCGCATGGTGGCCATGGTCTCGCGCTTGACCTTGTCGCCATGCTTGGCGAGCGCAGCATCCATGCCGAGCTCGTCCTTCTTGCCGTCGGGCCCGTCCTCCTGCTCGACGACATCCTTGTCCTTCGCGCCGCCGGCAGCCGCCAGCCGCGCCTTCATGTCGTCGGTCGGACCATCTTCGGCGCCGGCCTCGCCCATGCCAGGCATGCCGGCAATGACGTCGTCGGGGACGCCCTTTTCCTTCAGGTAAGCGGCGATCGCGGCGAGGCCGCCATCCTCGGCGCCCTCCTCGGCATCCGGGTCCATTTTGCCGGCCGCGGGATCCACGCCGGCCGCGGGATCGACCTCCTCCCCGATCTCGGCGTCCTTCACGGTCTTGTCGCCCTCGATCGAGGCCATCAGCTTCTGGACGCCATCGACCACGCCGGCCAGGTCGGCGTCCTGCGCGAGCTTGCCCTTGAGCAGAGCACCGATGCCGGCGCCGATGGTCTTGATCGTGGAAGCGTTGAACTTGCCGGCCTTCACCGCAGTGAACAGCGGCTTGACGTCCGGAAGCGCGGCGTCCTGCGCAAGCTTCAGCGTTGACAGGTGAGCACGGATAGCGCCGTAGGCAACGCCAGCCTTCAGGCTCACGATCTTCTTCGACATTGTAGTCTCCTCGGTTGGTTGAAGTGCTTCGTCACCCACGACGACGTCTTCGCCGGCGCGGCCTTTCTTCACGAGGGCAACATGATTGCCCACCATGTTTCGCATCACTCCGTCGTAGGGTTCCCCCTCGTACACTCCCGGCGTCATGTCAGCGTCGTAGCTGTAGGCACTGGAGAGCTCTTTCTGATCGCCGCTTTCGACATGATCGATGCCGTCACGAGACCAGATAGCGAGTGAATTGTAGAGATACGGATGCACATACTCGGCATTGGAGCCGGTGGTGCCGACCGTGATTTCGCCGTCGTGATCGTCGGCTGTGTGCGGACGATGCTGCGACAGCAGCGGCAGATTGTTGAACGTCTTCGCCGCCTTCTTGATTTCGTCCGGATGGCGCAGCAACCGGTAAATTCGGTTCGGCTCGAGGCCCAGCTCCCGGGCGCGCGGGATCTCTCGTCCGTAGTACGGGTTCACACACGCCTTGGTGATTGGCGAGCTCTTCACATGCAGCCGGGCGAAGTTGTCCGTTCGCCGCACCGATTCCGAGCTCTTGTCGAAGGCCAGGGTGACCACCAGGCCATGACGGCCGATGGTGATCCCCTCGGGCGCCCGATCGAAAGCCAGGGCCGGCTCGAGCTCGGCCGCCTGCCGGGCGATCTCTTCCAAGAGGGCTTCGGCGAACTCGTCGCTGGCGAGGCTCGGCTTCATGGGCGCGTAGGTTATGGGGCTCACCCCCGACCCGCCGCAGCCAGCGCACCCCCGGCCTCCACAAGCCGAATGAACGCTATCCTGCGCAAGGTCGCCGTCGGCGCACGCCCAATCGAAAAGCTCCCGGCCGGATGGAACCCGATCAAGGGTCTCCTCGACCGCCGGATGGAGCGGTCGCGGCAGGTCATCGAGATTGGCCCAAGCGTGATCGCTGTGCTCATGGTTGAGCTTCGGGGTGAACTTCTGGACCGGCCGCACGAAGGTATGGAACGCCATGTTGTTCGGCGTGCGGACCTGGTGCAGCAGCTTCATGGGGCCGCGGCCGTCATAGCCGGCTTCTTCGATGGTCTCCCGGTGCGCGGCCGCGATCGGCGCTTCGCCAGGTTCACAGCCTCCGCCCGGAAGGGCCCAATGCCCCACGAAATTGTCGACGCCCTCTTGGCCACCGCGCTTCAGCAGCAGAATCGAGCCGTCGCGCGCGACATGGATGATTCCGGCGGCGTGCCCGCGCACCGGCTCGGCGTCGCCGGCGAGAAACTTCTCCGCAACATCACGCGGGATCCCGAGCGTCGATCGACCCTCCTCTGCCGCCCACATGGCGCGGCGCTGCGCCTCACTCTTGATCGGCATCTTCGATACCTCCGAAGGCGCCCGGCGCATACGGCCAGTCGGGCAGCTCGACAGTCTGTCCATTCAGCTTGTGCGGGTTGTCACCGCAAAACTGAATTTTCCCGTCGGTGATGAAGTAGTGGCAAAGCGTGCGGCGCTGCCCCGCCGGCAGTGGCTCACCCTCGTCATCGTGAATGGTGAAGTTGAGCACCGACGGCTTGAAGGTCGGCCGATCGAAATCGCCGTTGAAATCCCATTTCGGCGGGCCGCCTTCGATCACGACGCCGTGCGGCTCTTCACAGCCAGGGCACCAGTGCATCAGCCGCACAGTTTTGCGGCCGTCCTGCAGTGTGCCGACCGCTCTGCGAAGCTTCTTGCCAACCGCTCCCATCGCCACCCCCAAAATGCAAAAGGCCTCTCGTACCAGCCAAGGTGCGCGAGAGGCCTTCCGATTGCGAAGTCCAGCAGCGCCTGAGAACGGGGGTTCCGCTAGGGATGCCGGCTTCGAATTGTTCCGTCAGCGTCACGAACGATTCAGGTAGCCCGGACTTTTCTATCCCTTCAGTCGGGACCGGACCCACTTTGCCGTCAAGCCGCGCGTCCGCGGCCGCTGACTTATTCGATTGTCATGTTCTCCGGCTCGAGCTCGAGCTCGTCGACCATGATGACAAATTCCTCGGTGCGGCCAAGCTTCTTGCCGATCGCACGCATTGCCGTATTCTTGATGTGCGTCGCGCTCTCGATCGTGCGGCATTTGCGCTGCTGCGCGATCGTGCGGACGGCATTGTACATCAGCTTGTAGACGCCGCGGCCGCGGTACTCCTCCACGACATACGACAGCTGCAACCACATGCGCCCGATCGGCGCATCGTGCGCGAAGGAGATCATGCCGGCGGGCACAAATTCGCGCCCCTGCTCGACCGCGACCAGCACGCATTCCCATGACGCCGAAATTTCGGCGCGCGAGTCCGCGAAACCCTTGGAGATCAGTTCCGCTTGCGCTCGTACTGCCAGGATCGATGCATCCGGAAATAGCCCGAGTGACCCTACCAAAACCCGAGCTCTCATTCGAGCATCCCCGGGCACGGCAGCGACAAGCGCCGGAGATATTGCTTCTCCGTCTCCCACGGCACCGGCGCCTTCTCGCACTCCTTCAGCAGCTTCCGGTGACGCCGCTCCTGCGCCGGCGTGTTCTTCGGCAGCTTGTCGGCGCCGATCACAGGAAGGTCGGCCGCCATCTGCTGGCGCGTGAGATCGTTTGGCTCGAATTGAGATCTGGTAACGCTCTCAAAAATTTCCTGCACGCGAGCTGGTTGTGTGCCGCCGTAGGCCATTGGATGACAATTGTCGTTGATCCAATCGGGAGACGCGATCGTATAGACCTTGGCGTCGCCCTCCATCGTCATGGTCGTTATAGCGGTAAAGTCAGGCCCTGCGCCCAAGTCAACGGCCACTACCGGCGCCGCGCTTGCAACACCCGCTACGCCGGCAATCGCGCCGGCAGCCGCTGCGAAAAATCCTCGTCTCGAAAGCATAGCTTCCTCCTCTTTTGCTCGAGGAGGAGCTGATAGCACGAGCTATAGGGAGTCGTCACGCGCGGAAGTCGGGCGCACCACTACAGCCTGATTGCCGCGCGCCCGATCGCGCTTTTCTTCCCGGTTATTGTCCATGGCCTGCTTGAGCGAGAAGCGGACAACAAGCGCTGTGGTCACACCCACCACCGCGATGGCGATCGGCCAGCTTCCGGCCAAAATCTCCAATGCTCTCAACATTTCCTGCCTCCCTGTTGCGTGCCAGCCGCGTTACCGCTGCAGCTGATCTCCGGCTTCTTGGCCCTCTCGAGCTCCATGGCGCCTGTCGGTAACCGCCCCTGGTATCTCAGTTGCACCGCGGAAAGCACGTCGGATGGTGCTGGCGATGCCGTATGCTGCCGTCACTCCGCACATTGACCGGACGGCGATCGTGGAAAGGGCGAATCGACGGAGCCGCGCCGTAAGAAAGCTGGAGCGCCTCCCTCGGGGGCACGGCTCCGTCGACATTCGCCAGCGCGGCGGGGGCAACACCCACCATGCCAGCAAGCGAAAGAAGCAAAATCCTCAGCAGGCCCTTCATTTCATTTCCCTGATAGCTGCAACGATTCGGTCGCTCGTTTCCTCAAAGGAATCGATCACAACTTGGCAGGCCCAAAAGAGACACCCAGCAAACCCACCCACCATCAGCGTACCGGGGCTGCCCCAAATAAAATAGGCGCCGATCAGGGAGAAGGACAAGGCAACAAACAAACTCATAAATTTCTTCATGAAAACCCCGGCACCACCGTTACCGACCGTTTCCTGTGCAACTTGGCGCGAACCTCCGGAGAAGCCATCGCGACTTTAGTGGCTGCACTCACAGCCTGTCGACGCTCTTCAGAATGCTTGCGCCCTCGTAGAGTTGCGGAAGTCTTTGCATTGCTTTCGGGACGGCGCACCCGCGCCCGACTGGCAGCGGCAATCTTGGCTATGGCCTCCGGTGTATGTCGGCGTCCATCCATGGGATTTAGATCGCCGCCTAGAGCAGTGTTATAACCAAATTGCCAGTCGCATGTTTTGAACGCAGCGATGGCGGAAATCTCTAATTCCTTGATGTAATCAGGTCTGCCACGCACTAGAACGCGCAGCGTACCGCCATGCTTGCGGATAGCTCGGCAAATACGTCGATCGTATTTGCGTGAAGCCTTTAGATGGTCGCGCCAGCGATCAGCCGGGTTACGATTTGTGATTCCGAAGTAGCGCTTTCCGTTCGAAAATTCGATGACATAGAGCGCTGTCAGCTGAAGCCTGGAACTACCGTTATGCTCTGACACCGACAATTGATAAGCTCCCCAGGATAGATATAGCGACGTACTTTGGGATCATTATCATACCACCCTTTGGTCGTATCGTACAGCTTCCCATCGTTGGCAAGGTGCGTCGGCCGCGGCTCTTTCCCGGCTTTCGAATGACGCCACTTCGACTTCGTCAACCCGAGCTCGAGCTTGCGCGCGCGGTCCATCGCGCCAGTGGCCATGTTGTTCTGAGTGCGGGCGATCAGCGCTGCGCGCCTTTTCGTCACCCCGTAGTTTTTCTCCAGTGTGCGCGCGAGGCCGCCAAGATCGCGCCCCGCCTGGATCGACCGCATGACGTCGCCCTGGACGTTCTTCAGGTACTGCTGCGGAATCGATTTGATGAGCTCGACGTTCTGCTGGAGCGTCGCCTTCATGACGTCGCGCATGGCCGGCGTCATCGTGAATTTCACCGTCCAGTTTGCCTCGCGCAGGATCCGCGCCAACTGCGCGTCATTGCGCTGCGCGACTTCGAACATGAAGTGCTTGGCGATTTTCTTCGCCGCCTTGTCCCACAGCTTCTGCCACCGGTCGGTGAGCTCTTTGATGGTGCGCGTGAGCTCGTTGGCCGGCAGGACGTCGTCCATGGCGAGCGGCTCGTTGTTCTTGTACCGCGCCTCGATCCAATAGCTGACCGATCGGTCCATGCGCTCAATCAGTCGATCGAGCTTGGCGCGATAGGCAGCTTCAACACCGGCGCTCGGCGCATTCGGTTCAAGGTCAATCCATTTGGCGACACGGCGGTTGCCAGTCGTCTCAATCGCTCGGAAGGCGGTTGCTGGCATGGGTGAGCCTGTCGATCGAGGGCGGGCGCCGGCGCGTGCTGCGCGAACCTCGCCCAAGGATCACGCGATCAAGTCGAGGGCTTGCGGTCTCCTCCGCCCTGAAAGCCGCCCCCGGAGTTGCCGGAGCCCTCCTCCCCGTTTCCCTCCAGGGCCTTCACGTCGTTCTCCATCTCCGTGAAAGCCTTCTCGCGGTCGTCGAGCTCCGCCTCGTTCACGCGGAAAGCCTCATCGCCCCGGCTTTCCAGCTGGTCGAGCCGTTCCCCGAGCGCGTCGGCGCGATCGTCCCAAGCCTTTCGCACGTTGCGCATGCGCTCGGAAATGTCGCGCAGCTTCTTAGACATCGTCCCCTCCTCGAGTCGAGCGATCGAGCGCGACAGATGCAGGTCCAGCAGTTTTGACAGCTGCAGTGTCTGCTCGCCGTAGAGATCCCGGATCGAAGCCGGCCTTTCGGAGGGCTTCGTGCAATTCTTGTTCGAACCGCACACGGGCGCGCTCCGATGGTGGAATCAACACTCGCTTGCGTGGGCGCCGGCGCCAATCGACATCAGGCGCCTGCCCTCGAGCAATATGGGCGAGGCTGCAGTGGCGATCGTTGATGCCGCTTCGATACCTACTCATCCGCCGGCGCGTCCGGCTGGATGTCGTCTGGATCGACTTCGTTGCCGTCGGCGTCGAAGACCTTCGGCTTAAACGCTGGAGCATCCTTGTCGACGACGTTCAAGCCACCGTCCAATATGCCAATGCCGCTGCTATCGCGGTTTGGGACTATTCCATCCCCGTACTCAGCACCAGCGTCCATCGCGAGAACAGGCATTCCCTGAATGCCCTCGATCGTGGCTCGCAACCTCCGTGATTTTCTGCTCACTCACAGCTCCCTCAGCGTGATGTGGTTGCCTTCGACCTTCTCCACGTAGAAGCGTGTGCCGGACTTGAAGAGCACTTCCGCTTCGTTGTGATAGTTCGAAATTTTCTGCACGTCGCGGCCGCTCTTACCATGAACCGTGTACTGATGGCTACCCGACCATACGTTCTTGTTTTTGCTGGTGGAAGTGAAGCCGCGCTCCTCGACCACCATGCCCTCCTTGTAGAGAGCGAACTGCTCAGCCGTGAGCGATGCCTTGCGATAGGTCGTGCCCTGGTATGCCGGCATCTTGTCGAGACCGGCATTGATCGACTTCATGAGCTTGTACTGCGCCACCGTCATTACGCCCTTGCGCAGCTGGTCGTTGACGCCGCGATAGTGCGAACCGGTATAGGCGATCACGCCCACCGCCTCTTCCGGCGTGAGATAGTTGGTGAGGCCGGCAGTCTGCAGCTTTGCCTTTGCGTTCTTGATGTAGCTGCCCGAAGCCTTGTGACCACCGAACAGCGCTTCCATCGCCTCATAGTGGTCTTTCATTTCGGGGTTCTTCGCGAACTGCTCCTCGAGCGCCTTCTTCTCGGCCTCCATCTTCTGCTGCTGCTCCCAGGCAGCCTTCTCCTGCTCCGCTTTCAGCAGCTCTGCCTTTTGCTTTTTCTCGACCTTCACAAGCTCCGTCATGTCGACGCCAAGCTGCTTGAAGTCGGCGACCTTCTCGTTGAGTTGGTCGTTCGTTAGGCCTTCTTTGCCTTCCCATTTCTTGTTGAAGGCATCGAGCAGATCGTTGGCCTGTTTCTTCATGGTTTCCGTTTCCGGCTTATCGCCGGGCACGTACTGCATCTTCAGCGCAACGCCCTTCTTCGCCTTCTCCTTGTCAGCCGGCGAGGCCTCGGGAGCCTTTGGCTTCGGTTTCTCGAGCGACACGCCCTTTTCAGCCAAAAGCTTTTTCACTTTATCATGCGCCGAAGCATTGAACTGCTGCGCAAAATCAGGATGGTCCGCGATCAAGCTTTTCAGCTTCTCTGGATTGTCCTTCGCACCAGCGTCAGCAAAGGCACCGAGCCATTCTGCATAAGTTGATGGCTTCTGACCGGCGGGAGGAGCATTAGGAATTTTCGGTGAGGCAGGCTGCTTCTTGTTGAGCTCCTCCGCCTTCTTCAGCGTTTCACCAAGCGGCGTGCCCACGATTGCAGATGGGGGCTCGGGGATCGCTCCGGTCTCTGCGGCCTTCTTCGTCACCGCATCCTGCTTGGAAGCCTTCTTCGCGGCCTGCTCTTTCTTGAAGGCCTCGAGCTCCTCGGCCGTCATCTTGGTGCCGAAATACTTGCCGTCCTTCTTCTCCAGCTTCATGCCGAGAGCGGCTGCCTGCGCCGGCATCGAGACCGACGGCCAGCCCATTTCGGTCATGAGCTCTTTCGGCGTGGTCCCCTTTTCGAGGAGCCAGCCGATGTGCTCCTTTTTGGACTTGAAGACCGGCTTGTCGCCTTTATCGGCTTCGGCTTCTTCGCCTTCCTCGCCACCGCCACTCTCCCCTGCGCCCTTTGGCGCGAATTTGCCGTCCTTCTTGCGAGGGTGCTTGCCCTCGTCGAACGTGGCTTCGTCGAACGCGAACACGTCGGGCGCTACTTCGGTCGGATCGCCATCGAATGACAGGTCTTCGGTCTCGCCAGGCTCTTCGGCGTTCTCGAGGCGCGCGGTGTAGCCGTTGCCAATGACATCGGTCTCCATATCGGATTCCGAGAGGTTGGCGCCGATCGCGTCCATGGCCGCGCCCATCATGGCTTCGTCTTCGGCCTGGAGCTGGAAGCGCTTCGCCAGATCCTGCTTGCGAGCAATGAGGATGTCGGCCAGCTCCTTGTCTCCGCCGACGGCCTGCCGGATCTTGGCGTCCGGGATCGCGGTGACGCGCGCGACGGATTCCTTCAGCTCCTCCGGGCTCATCTTCCCGTACAGCCGCGCGGCATCGGGCGACATGCTCGGATTGCGCATGCTGTCGATCTCGGAAACCTTGGGCCCGAATGCGCTGCCCTTCGGTCCGCCCTGCGCGCGGTAGCGCAAGCTGCCCCCGACATCGAGCGTCACCGGCTCGCCGGCGCGGATGCCCTGGTTGTCACCGCCGGTGCCGGCCGCATCCCAATTGGATAGCCACGCATGCACACCGAAATCGCGCGCTGCCGCCTTGCGCTCCTCCGCCGTCATGGAGCTGATGCGATTCTTGTCGAGCTGCTCCCATGCCGTCACGACATGGTCGGGGCCGGCCTCACGATAGTCGAGCGTGTTGACGCCGGCGAGCTGGTACAGGCGGGCCGCCGCTTTCTCGTTCGCGACATGCTCTTTCGTTTTCGGCTTCTTGACGTAGAACTTCGCGCCGGCGTCATCGGTATAGACACCACCCTCATTGGTGCCGAGCTTGCCGCCGGTCTTCTTCAACTTCGACACATCCAGCTTCTTCGAAGCTTCGGTCGTGCTCGAGCTGCCACTTTCGGATGCCGGATTCTTCGATCCACCGCCCGTTGATCCAAATTCTCCGTTCTCGGCGCGCGGATGATCGGCTTCGTTCCATTCGTCGCTCGCTCCCTGGTCAAATCCGCCGTCGGCTTCGCCGCCGTCACTGCCTCCGCCTTCGCGCCCCCCGAATGGATCGTCCCCACCCTCGGGGTCAGGCTCGGGCGCCTCGGGGACGTCGGCCGGGTCGATGTCGTGGTACTCCGAGTCGGCGTCGTTGGCCACCCGCGTGCGCGCTTCGGCGTTGGTGATAATGCCCTTGTCGATGAGCATTCCGTCGGTCTCCGCTTCGATCTTGCGGATTTCGGCGAGCTCCTTGTCGGTCATCGACCACAGCGGCACGAAGGTAAAGGTGATTTCGTCGTCAACCTCACCCCATAGCGACCGCATGATGAAGTGGATCACGGTCTGCAAGTGATCGCGGAAGAACTGCTCCTGGAACGCGGCGATGGTGTCATAGAAAGCGCGGATTTCACCTTCGCTCGATGCGTTGAGGCCGGTCGGCGTGATGCCCAGCAGGATGATCAGCGGAATGCCGCTGACTGCCGACATCTGCTCTTGCGACTGCGCCTGCAGCTTGTCGAGGCTGCCAAGCGGCGTCGACACGTTGAAAAACTCTTCCGTGTCCTTGTCGAGCACGAATGAGCCGGCATTTGTGCGCATCGTATTGAATAGCTCGATGCGCTTGATCGCCTCCACCCCGCCGATTTCGAGATCGGCAGCCATGTTGGTGTAGACGCCGCTGACCGAGAACGATTCGACCAAATCGCACACCGCTTGCCGCGTGCGCAGCCAGTTGTCGACATACGGCTTGGCCATCTGCGACATGGAAAGGCCGCCGAACGCATAGGCCGGCTTCAGAATGTCGGGGACTTCACGGCCGACGAAGCGCAGCAGGCGCGAACGGTGCACAGTGATTCCGTTCACATACCAGTGCTCGGGATTGTACCAATCGGCCTTCAGCGGATTGAGCGAGTTGTAGTTGGCCGGATAGCACCACATCGGCTCAACAGGACGCACAGCTTTCAGCTTGCGCTTCTTGTTGACCTTCACCTTGGAAACGGTGCCGCGACCATTGCCGATCGGCGTCTGCAGCTCCTCGCCTTCGACTCCGAGATCGACAAACAGGTGATACCGGCCAAACCAGCCGTCACCCTCGGCGATGGTGTAGAAGGCGTCCTTCACGCGAAGGCGCCGCATTTCGTCTTCCAGCTCCTTGATGCGCTTGGCCTTGTCGAGCGACCGCTTCCTCTTCACGGAATCGCGCACGCGCTGCTTGGTGTCGTCGAGCTCCGCCTCCGCTTCGTCGAGCTCCGCTTCCGCCGGGTCAGCCGGCACACCAGGCGCGCCGCCGCCATCATTCACACCAGGCTTCGGCTCTGGACCCGGCGCCTCGTAGTCCTCATCGGGCGAATTGACGGTGTGGAACTGGATCCACTTGCGCGTCATCTCCGTCGCAATGCGTTCGGAGATCCGCCGATACTCGGCCCGCTGGGTGAGGGCGGCCAGGTACGAATACCCCAGAAAGCCGATTCCCTCGGCGAACGACACGTTGAGAGCGTCGCCCGCCCATGCCCCGACTTGGCCTATCTGGCCGGCCACCAGGCCATCGGGGCTGTAGTCCTGCCCCAAACCAGCGTCCTGCGCGAGCTTGCGGGCCGTTACCCCCTTGGGAAGCACCCCCTTTGGCGGTTCCCATGGAGCCAGGTACGAACCGGACGCCAGGGCTGCCTCAGCCAGCGGATTTCGCTTCCGCCGCATGCCCCGGGCGGCCTCGATCAGCTTTTCCATGTGCTGGCGGCGCTCGGCCGGGGTGGCGACCGCCCCTGCAGGCGGTGCAGGAGCCGCTGGCGTGGCCGCCGGTGCGGTTTTGGCGACTTCCGGCACCTTGGGCGCTACCGGCGAGCGGGCAGCCCTGTTGGCCTCCCTGCGCGTGCTGGCCCGCCCCGCGCCCACGATCGCGCGCGTGAGGCCCGCGGCAATCGCCGCCTGCCGATCGGCCCGGGTGCGCCGCACCGTCACCGGCGCCTCTTCATCTGGCGAGCACGGTCAAGCGTGCTGTCGGCAATCTTCATGGGGCCTCGCTCTGTTCGAGCAAACAACATCATCACGGCGTCGGCCAGGTTCGGCGACTTCGTGCCAGGCGGTTTCTTGTCTACCAGCATTTTGCCGGTCGGCGACTGTCCATAGCGGGGCTGCGAAAGCTCGCCGACCAGGCGCGTGCAGTACGGCAGCTCGGCCGGAATGCAAATGATCTCGTCAGGATCGCACGGCTTGTTCTCGCGCACCCAAAGATACGTGGCACGGAAGCGTCGGCGCAGAGACCACCATCCCTGCGCCTTCATGTTCTTGAAGTAGTCTTCGTTCTTTCGACCCTTGACGTCTTCGGCTTCGGGCAGCACCACCGCGCCGCTGCCGCGGAAAGCGATCGTTGAAATCTGCCCGATGTGTTCGGCCTTGCGCGCCTCGTTGAGCACTCGCGCATCGCCGCGCACGCCGGCGCCCAAGCCATCAGCGTCATACTTGAAAGCGTTGAGGCCGTGCTTGTCGCAAAGCTCAAATACCTTCGTCACGGAATCGAAGATGTCGCCACCTTCACCAGTCCATTCCGCCAACGACGTCAGCACGACGCCGTGCGCGGTGACGAAAGCGTTCTTGTCCTTCCCCTCGTCGGCGACGTCCATCGCGCCGCGCTTCTCGCCGGTCGGCCGAATAGCGAGCTTCTTGTGAGCGTCGATCGCCGCGCGCACCCACTCGGCCGGAATGATAACGCCCTCGATCGAGGCCGAATAGTTGATGTCGATTTCCTGCGCGACGACTACGGGGTCGTCGATGTCTTCGA